AAACATATTGTCAGATTGTTTCTCTTGACAAAGGATTAATTCCTTTTAAATTGTATGATTCTCAAAAAGAAAAAGTTAAAGTTATCCATAATAATCGCAGAGTGATTCTTATGGAAGGTAGACAGCAGGGTAAAACTACTACTTCTGCTGCTTACATTTTGTGGTATACGGTATTTCAAGATAACAAGACAGTTGCCATTCTTGCAAACAAAGCGACTGCTGCTCGAGAAGTTTTATCTCGTTATCAATTAATGTATGAGGGGTTACCAATCTGGTTGCAACAAGGTGTTACCACTTGGAATAAGGGTGACATTGAATTAGAAAATGGTAGTAAAGTTTTTACTGCTGCAACATCTGCTTCTGGTATTCGTGGTAAATCTGTTAACTTACTATACGTTGACGAAACTGCGATTATTCCAAATACAGTTGCTGAAGAATTCTTTACGTCAGTTTACCCAACAATTTCTGCTGGTGAAACAACAAAGATTCTTTTAAGTTCTACGCCACTCGGTTACAATCATTTCTGGAAATTCTGGAATGATGCTGAGAATGGTAGAAATGGTTTCGTCCCATTATTCATCCCTTACTGGAAAATTCCTGGACGTGATGATAAATGGGCAGCTGAGCAAAAAGCCATGCTCGGTGAGTTAAAATATAATCAAGAAGTTTTATGTAAGTTCTTAGGTTCTAGTTTAACTTTAGTCAATGCTGATGTAATTGCAAAAATGTCTGTTGCGGTTCCTGTATTCAGCAAAGATGGTTTAGATCTATATGAAAATCCGCAAGAAGGACATACTTATGTGTTAGTAGCGGATACAGCGAAAGGTGTTGGTGGAGATTATTCTGCTTTCACTATTGTCGATATTACGGAAGTTCCTTATAGGCTTATCGGTAAATATCGAAGAAATGATATTAGTCCATTGATGTATCCTAGTGTAATTTATCACGTGGCTACTCAATTTAATCAAGCGTTCGTTTTAGTTGAAATTAACTCAAGCGAACAAGTTCCATACATTTTACATCATGAGTTGGAATATGAAAATTTAGTTTTCGTGAATAGAAGTACAGGGTTCCAAACTGTTACTGGAGGTTTCGGTGGTGGTCAGACCCAGCTTGGCGTAAATACTGATAAAAAAGTTAAAAGAACTGGTTGTCATAATTTCAAAGCGTTAGTTGAAGAAAATAAGCTAATTATACAAGACGCAGATATTATATCAGAAATTTCAACTTTTATAGAAAAACGCAATTCTTACGAAGCTGATGAGGGGTATCATGATGATATGGTTATGTCTTTGGTTCTGTTTTCTTGGCTAACTTCTACGAGTTATTTCAAAGACCTAAATAATGTAAACCTAAGACAAATTATGTATGAGAAAAAGATTAAAGCGATGGAAGAAGAACTTACCCCATTTGGATTCTTTGATAATGGGGATACAAGAGAGAAACCACTATTAAACTTTTGAAATTGCGGTTTCAATAAATAAATTAGTGCTTTCAAGTGCTCCTCGAAGCAAAACAGAATAACATGTAATAAGGAGAATTACAATGCCTTTTCAACTTAGTCCTGGCGTTGCAGTTGTAGAAAAAGACTTTACCTCTATTGTTCCAGCAGTTTCGACTTCTGCTGGTGCTTTTGCGGGAACATTCCAATGGGGTCCAGTACTTTCACCTGTAACTATCACGTCTGAAAACGAATTAGTTCGTCGTTTCGGTAAACCAACTGATGACAATGCCCAATCTTTTTTCACTGCAGCAAACTTTTTATCATATACAAACAACCTATTAGTTGTTCGTGCTGATACCCTAACTCACAGAAATGCGGTTGCATTGCCATCTGGTAATGTAACTTCTATTAACGTATCTTCTAGTGGAACTGGGTATACATCTTCCCCAGCAGTAACTTTCAGTTTACCACAAGTTTCTGGTGGTATCCGTGCAACAGGAACAGCAGTTCTTTCAGGTGCTGGTGTTACAGCTGTAACTGTGAGTGCTGGTGGTACTGGATATAGTACTGCACCAACTGTTACATTTACTGCTCCACAACAGTCTGGCGGAACTACTGCAACTGGTACAGCTACTGTATCAGCTGGCGTCGTTACAGGAATAACTATCACTTCTGCTGGATCAGGATATACTGCTGCTCCAACTGTTACTCTTAATGGAGTAGGTACTGGCGCAACTATTGGTACTGTTACTATCGGTGCATCGTCAGTCGTTTCAATTAACGTTACCAATCCAGGTACTGGTTATACTACTGCTCCTACTATTACGTTTAGTGGTGGTGCAGGTACTGGTGTTGTAGCAACTGCTACAATCGCTACTGGTGGTGTAAAGATTAATAATGAACAAGATTATATTTCTTCTTACTCAAGCGGTGCTGGTGTAAGTGGTGAATTTGCTGCAAAATTCCCTGGAACTTTAGGTAACTCTATTACAGTTTCTATGGCTGACTCAGCAACATTCGCTACATGGGATTACAAAGCAGAATTTGATTCTGTTCCTGGAACATCAGATTATGCTGACCAATCAGGTGGTTCTAATGACGAAGTGCACGTAATCGTTATCGATACTCTTGGTCGTTGGACAGGAATTGCAGGAACTGTTTTAGAAAAATTTGCTTATGTTTCTAAAGCATCTGACGCTAAGAAGTTTGATGGAACAAATAACTATTATAAAGATGTTATCAACTCTCGCTCACAATATGTTTGGTGGTTGGATCATCCAAATACATCACCAGCATTAAATTGGGGTGTCGCTGCAGATAATCTTGCATTCAATAGTTTGCCAGCAGCTATTACAAGAGATCTAGCAGGTGGTGTTGATGATTTAACTGCTACTGATGGTCAATTAATGACAGCATATAGCATTTTCTCAGATGATGCTACTTATGACATTTCTTTAATTCCAGTTGGTAAAGCATCTATTACTGTAGCAAATTCTGTTATTGCTATCGCAGAATCTAGAAAAGATTGTATGGTATTCGTTTCACCAGAAACTTTAAGTACTGGCGAAATTATTAAGAATACACAATTTGAAACTGATGCTATCACTAAAATTGTTGCATATAGAAATGCTTTAACTGGTTCTTCTTATGCAGTTCTTGATTCTGGTTATAAGTATCAGTATGATCGCTACAACGATAAGTATCGTTATGTCCCACTAAATGGCGACATCGCTGGTTTGTGCGCAAGAACTGACTACACTAATGATGCATGGTTCTCTCCAGGTGGTTTGAATCGTGGTCAGATTAAGAACGTAGTTAAACTTGCTGTTACATTAACTAAAACAGATCGCGATACCCTATACAAGAATGGTGTTAACCCTGTTGTTACATTCCCAGGAGATGGTACTGTTCTATTCGGCGACAAGACTTTATTGAGCAAGCCATCAGCATTCGATCGTATCAACGTGCGTCGTCTGTTTATCGTTCTTGAGAAAGCTATTGCAACTGCTGCTAAATTCCAGTTGTTTGAATTCAACGATGGTTTCACTCGTGCTCAGTTTAAGAACTTAGTCGAGCCATTCCTACGTGATGTCCAAGGTCGTCGTGGTATTACTGATTTCGTTGTTAAGTGCGATGAGTCTAACAACA